TTTTCTTCTTTCTTTACGATGAGTGCTGCTGCTGAAGCTGGCACTCTTACACAACCACCCGGTGATGAAACGTTAGCCGTCACGTGCATGTATTGTAATGTGACTGCGAAGCGGATACGTTTGGCTCGTTTTTACGGGCTCTATCTCATCACCCCCTCCCATCGCCCGAGTTTAGATGTTTTGCTCCGCGATGGACGCTTGCGCCCTGGACAGGTCTGGATTCCTGATCCTGACTGTTTCAGGGCAACTTGTCGCAACCTTGCTGAAGATGATTTTGTAGACTGTGTTTCCCAGTCTATGATCCGTGTTCATTGTTCACCACCTATCGAGATCGATAGCTCTCTGTTTCGAGATTATGCAAAAGAATGGAAATTGCAGAGGACCCTCGTATTGAAGATTCGTTGTGAAAGTGGTCACCCACTACCTGCCTATGAACGATCTGTTGCATTCCATGAAGCTATGTCTGGCTCATCGGACTGCTTTGTGATCATGGTCGGACCATCTAACTCCCAAGCCGCTTGGGCTGATTGGAGTTACCGGCCAATTGTGGATGTGGATGATCTCGTGCATGATGTTGGTAAAGAGCGTGCATGCCGCCACAAGCTTGAGAACCACTGCTTGTGCTGGAAGCGATCATGGGATGGTCGGCCGATATTGGTCGTTGCAGTCCATGTTGCCTACTATATCCAACCGCAATCATTTGCTCATTATCTGCGCTTTATGAACCACCACGCGCCTACTAAAGCCGTTGTTGTTCTTAATGATTATGCCGATAAGCACGGAACTATTGGCAACGCGCCCTATGTACTACAAGATGATGTCGTAGTACAGGGGGCAGGCCATGCTTATGATGGGTATCGCCATTCTTGTGATTTTATGGGTTATTTTTCCCAACCATCGTTTTGCACGGTACCTCGCCTGCTGAAACCTATTGCACTTACTTTGGGTGCTGGGATTGTGACGGCTTTACGTCGCAAACCTGTTTTGGCCGCGTTGTCAACCTTAGCCGGAGTACTCATCTACAGCCAGGTCCGAAAACTCAACACCACAACCCTGATACGTCAGGTAAAGCCTTCATCATGTTCAGCAAAGGTCATTTCGTTGCGGCATTTTGATGAAGGTTGTAAGCATGTCGACCTCCCCCTCCCTACACCACCCGTGGGAGATGCTACGATTTGCTACCGCGATGCAACTGGCATAGAGCGGTGGTACATGTATCCGCGCAACTTACATCTCGAGTTCATTGATCGAGCTGCGTATGTGCCACAAAGACCAACTCTTCGATCCCGCATATGCCGGACACTTGCACAACATGAAATCGCGTTGCCTGATGTTCTCATTGATGCGCTTACCGAGCGGTATTTTGATCCTGGCGAGCCACTTGGCGTGGAGTCGCGGACCCCAATTCGTGCTGCAGCCGGCGTAGTCCGGAAGTTTATGAAAGATCCTTCTGGCTTCGGATGTCTGCAGAACTTGAGTAGTGTTGATTTTCCAACACTGATTCCTGGATGGTTCCGCAAGACTGCTGGTAACGAGCTCCGCGCCATTGTAAACCGCGTCCTCAAGCCCCGACTACCAACTGTCGATGGAGCTTGGGCACGTGCGGTGCGCAATATGGACCGGTACTATAACTTCTTCGTCACACAACTAACCCTGTCTGAATATCTTGACACCTTACGGGGCACGAAGAAGCGAGAAGCGCAAGATGCCATTCCCGAAGTTCTGGCCATGAACATGGCTTTACATGAGTCTAAATGGACAATGTTCACAAAGTTGGAGCTGAACAAGACGCGGGAAGAGGCACTAGATTCCGACCCACGTGGGATCCAAAGTCCTGGAATACATTTCAAGACTGCGTTGTCACCTTTGACATTAGCCATTTCTGAACGCATTGCTGGCGAGCACATTAGCGGAGATTCAAGTGTGTTTTATGTATCAAAACACAACCCGCTGCAAATCGGCGATTGGTTCTATAAGAATAGGCTACGTTACCGTTACTGTGTTGAAGTTGACTACAGTCGTTGGGACGCTAGTTTGGGTCCAGATGCAATTAAAGCAGAAATTGATTTCTATGAACGTCACGTCGGCGACCCTGCCGGTTCTGATTTCGTACCCGTTAGAGATCTCATTTCAATGATGAGACGTAACATTCGCTATCGGGGCCGAGGTCAGTTCGGCTGGTGTTACCAACAATATGGCACGCGACGCTCTGGGGATCCCAATACATCCGTTGGCAATAGCCTATTGAATGCTGCCGTTAATGTAGACTATTTCCAAGATGATTTCACAATGGCTGTCTTGGGAGATGACAACCTTATTTTCTGCAATGATTTTGACATTGATGCTTACCGGAAACATCAGAGTAAGTTCGGTTTGCGTCCCGAGGTGGTAGTACACACGGAAACACGATTTTATAGAGCATCCTTTTGCAGTATGTTCTTTTACCCGTGTGTATGTCGAATAGGGTCTGAGAGGGCGACATGTGTGCTTGCTCCCAAAGTCGGACGTGCTTTGCTGAAGTACGGTCTGCATGTGGGCAGTCATGTGAAGAACACTCGGACCATGCAACGATCAATCGCGTTATCGAAGCTCCCTGCTGCGGAAGTTGTGCCTGGATTGTGTGCACTTGTTGCCGCTGACATCGGTGTAGGTGGATTTTGTGACACCGGTGTGTACCAGTCATTCCCGCAACAGATCGATGTGGAGTGGAGGGAGTTGCCTCATTTGGTGACTCCTAACCGCGAGACGTTTGCCATGCTCAATGTCATTTATGCTGTTAAAGACCCCTACCAACTGTTTGGGGATATGTCAAAACTCGCTGAAAATACAGCATATGCATTACAACGTGAGTCGGAGTTGAAAGATGACGAAAACCAAATCAAGGAAGCGGCGAGAGCGTAGGGCGCGGCGGGGCCTCATCTCACCTGAACAGGCCTGGAAGAACCTACAGGAAAATCCTGTGTCTGCCATTCCTGTTCGTTGCCCGTATCCTGGCTTTAAACCAATGCCAGGTTCTCGGGCCCTCAAACTTCACGAGGATATGACCATCGGATCCCTCTCTACATCGAATGGAGGGTGTCTCCTGGGTGCCAATGTCAACGATTATATCTGTATCTTCACTGCCAATGATGGAACTGATATTACATTTGGGTCGTGGATTGATCCGTCTTGGAGCTCAGCTTTGAGCTCTGACATCATTTTAATTCGGACCCTGTCTGTGTCCCACAAGTTCAAGTATATCGGTCCCAGAGGCGATGAAGCAACCGGCACCGTCAAGGTGGTACCTGGGTTGACCAATGGCATGCTTACTAGCATGGTCTCCGCTGCAGCCGGTGGGGAAGTCGCGAAGATCGCTGGCGATCAGAGACTCATAGAGTTTCCAGTCGGCGCTAACTTCGAGTATATTCCCTCTGTAGAGGTTGACTGGCAGTATCACTCCATTTCTACGATCGTGTCTGACTATGAAGGCATTGCTGTTATGTTCGAGGGCGTCAAATCATCAACGAACCTTTATTCCGTATCAACAACTTGGAATGTCGAGGTCATTTACACCTGGGCAGGTTCATATGACGACCCAGCTGAGGACATGCTGCCACGGTTCCGGCTCCTGGAAACAGTGTCGGCTGGGCGTGGTGGTAGCTCTTTGGCGAGAGCCGAAGCTGAATACAGTGCCTATCGGTCGTGGTTGAGTGGAGAAAACTTGGGACGTGTGATCGGCACGGGGGCCGCATTGGCTGCCGGCTACATGCGGACACGAGCTAACATGCGTGATGTGCGGAACATGGGTAACAACCCGTACGGCTATGTCGGGTGAGATGACAAGC